GTTATAGTGGTTCTGGTAACGATAACATAAAAGAAGAGATCAAAGTATTGATTGATAATAATTTACTTAATCATGAAGATGTAATTGTTATTATGTTTTCATATCCACATAGAAACAGAGACGGATCGAATGCAAATGACCCTGTATCGGTTTTTAATGAAATTGACCAATTATTGGATGGATATAAAAGGTTTTATTTCAATTCATTCTACCCAACTTTTAAAGATGAAGTAAATTTTGATGTGTCAACTCTTCCCCATTATTTCATTAATCCACGTGGAACGGTATCTGATTATTTAAGAGATTATGAAATTAAACATGACATTTCAGTATGGGAATATGGAAGTAGGAGTGTTTGGAATGATGAGAAAAATTTTTACGAAGGGGACTACCACCCAAACCTTTTAGGGTACAAGTTAATAGGTGAACACATATATGAAGAAATAAAGAAATATCTATAAACAAAAAAGGGATCCAAATGGACCCCTTTTTTTATAATTTAATATTCATTATATATTTTCAAATGAAGCACCTGTAGGTGTTATAACGAATTCTAAATCAATGAATTCCAAAGATCTAGTTGGTTTTACATAAATCTTTCCTCTAAGTGTATTTGCATCAATATCCTCAGGATCATTTGACACTGTTACACGGAACTCATATAGACCTCTTTCTTTTTTAATTGATTCTAAAATTGGGTTTACCAATCTCAAGAATTCATTTCTAACTTGTTCGTCATTTTGTTCGAACAACAATCTAACTGCCACCGCTGATATTAGTTTTCTTGCTCTTAACAACAATCTTCTTACGTTAATTCTGTCAAGTGCAGATTCTCTAACTTGGAGAGTCTTGTTACCCCAAATAATAGTACCTGTATCAGAGAATGTCGCAATTGGGTTAATTCTTGCCTTGTATAAATCGTCTCTCTCATCAAGAGTTAATTTTTTCTGTGCCTTAATAGCATTTACAAGTCCTCTTGAATAACCAGCCGGTGCGAACCAAGGATAGGATACATTATCAGTTAAAGCTATATTTTTTACCACTTCTCCTGTCGGTGGAATGTAAAGTTGTGTTGCGTTGTCAGAATCTCTTACTTGTATCCAAGGCCAATATGTTGCTGAGTAGTTAGTATCAAGAGAAATAGAATCCAAATCATCAATTACTTCTTCAGATGTTGTTACATTTGGTGAATTTATGATGTATAAAGAATCTGCTCTATCATTTTCAACCATATCTATCGCTTGTGAAACTAATGAACTATGATCAAAGAAATTTATACCTGGAGTTGCAAATACGTTAATATCCACGGCCTCAGGATTAGAATAAGTATTGATACCATCTAAGAATGCATAATAATCAGAATTACCCGCTGATGAACTGAATACACCACCATTTGTTATATGACCACTTAAGTAAACATTTTTACCAAAAATATAAGGATCACTATTGGTTCTATTTTGTCTGTAGATATCCCAACCGTCGAAACCACCACACACAGCAAATGTAAATTTACGATAAGCTGATGTATCTAATTTACCTTTATTTGTACCTTCTAAATCATAAGGAGTTGTCTGGAACATATATCCAGTTTCTGTGTCACCTGTAATACTTGATGCATTTGTGGATAAATGGAAACCTGTTGTTGTTTTAGATGTACCACTACCTTTATACTTGAATAAACCCGAATCAAATTTGAATCCATTTTGAGAAGATAAACCTAATGATACTTTCTTAACTTTATCTCCATTAGATGTTTCACCAGAATAAAGAGATGAATTAGGGAAGAAAGAATCACCAGAATCAAAATATTCAGTTTTATAAGTTACAGAACCCAATCTTGTACTTCCACTCAAAAATGATGATGTGTATCCTTTGAAACCAGCTGGAAATGCGTCGGTTGGATGGTTATCTGCCATAGATAACATAATATATTTTGAACGTAATTCATATTCACCGTCAGATGTACCAACTTTTCTTGCAACATAACCAGGCATATCGGGATTCATAGAACATCTTGAGAATTTTTCTAATACAACTAAGTTGTCATCAGTGTCGTTAAAATCACGAACAATTAAATCAAATTCACCAGTGTCTAAATCTATGTTTTGAATCATAATTTTTACTTGTTCATTAGATGCATCACCGTCTGAAATTGTTATAACTTGGAATAATTCAGATACTTGACCACCACGAACTTCTGAAACCACCATAGGTGATGAAGCGGTATCCCATTGTGATAGGAAATTATCGTCATCATCGTTATATACTAAAGTAGTACTTAAACCAGTAACGCTTCCTTGCTTATATGTTGAGTCTAAAAAGTTTGGATAAACTTCATGTACATACAATGGAAAATCTTCTTTGTTTTTATCGAAAACACTTGTACCTAATACCTTAGTTATATATTTTGTTGATGTTGGATCAAGTGAACATGTGAAAGATTTAGCACCGGTAGATCCGGTAACTTGAATTACAAATTCAGACAAAGGACTTCCTGTAATTGTGGAACCAGATAGTGTAACCGTTAAATTACTAGTTGACATACCGGATACTTCATAACCCAACACCTCTGAAGTGTAACCACCTCTAGATCTAAGTGATGCCACAATAAGATTAGTAGAACTATTGGATGTACCTAAAGTTTTAATTCCATAGGTTTTACCAGCCCTATATCCCGTGAGACCCAATACTCTTGTTACGAATAATTGATTTGATTCCTGTAAATATGATTTGGCTACATATGGTAATTCATATTTTGGGTTACCGTTACCGTACTTTACAGGGGAAGTTGTTCCAAAATATGATTTAAACTCATCAAAACTAGTTATTAAAATTGGTTCGAAAGCCGGACCTTTTAAGGTCTCACCAACTAATCCTAATGTCGTTACACCAACACTCTGTGCCACAAATGTTAAATCTTTCTCTGAAGTGTAGACACCTGGAGAAACGAATACTCTGTTTGAATTTGCCATTGATTAATGTTTGGTTAAATATTTTTATTATTTAATCTATAAATATCTTTGTTTTTACCAAAGATTTCCCAGTTTTTTTCTATTTAGATAGTTATTTATCTAAAATTATCTTTTATTATCTATGAATGAAGAAGTGAAAACAAAAAATGTAAAAATTAGTGAGAAACATCACGAAATATTAAAAAATTTTTGTGATAGAAATGGTTACAAAATATATAAAGTTTTGGAAAAGTGGATTGAGGAAAATTGTAAACCGAAAAAGAAAGATATCTACGGAGAATAGATTAATATAAATAAGTTATACCAATTTTAGATCCTAATGCTGGTGAAAAATTTAAAGTTATGGTGTGTCTTCCACTAATATCATAACCAATACCTTCTTCCTCTATTAATCCATTAATGTCAAGAGTGACAACACTATCAATATCGTTTAAGGTGTTATATACTAAAGTCGTTCCATCATAATCAAAGTATTCTGTAGAAACTTGTGTGAATTTTTTTCCAAATCTGTCAAAGATTACATTATTTGTACCTTTGTAATATGTTATTGTTATAACACTACCTTCATAAGGTGGTGAAGTAAAAGTAACTTTTGATGTGTACGCTATGTGATAATAGTCGACATCTCTCTCTTGTATAAGACCGTTTATTGCAACATTAAATAATATACCAATACTCTCTCCGACACTGAAAGCTGTTTGTAGACCATCTGCCACAAATGTAACAACCGTTATATCTATTGTTTTGTTTATATATTTCTTCTGTAAATTTTTAGGTTGGATGAATTCATTCATAAGAAACATTCTACTGACTGCTGGCTTTACCTCAAATTCTTCACTATCCACCAAAAACCCTAACATGGTAAACTTATAATTTTGTATATAGAATCTTCGACCATCTAACGTATCCATAGGTGTGTTGTCATCAATACTATCTAAAACGATTGGTATGAAATGTCCTTTTACAGATGTATATGCTTGTCTTGATGAGAATTTTTGTAGAACAATTTTATTAAATCTATTTAAATCTCTGATTTTGTTACAAACAATTGAAATTTCATAGGTAATATCAACCGCCACAGGTTGAGGTATTCTGTAAACATCCGCACCTAATTGATTTCCGTTCCAAGTAGGAACAGAGGCATAATAAAATGTTTGTCTATCGGGTATTGTTCTTTGTACAACAGGATTTGTACCTGGTTGAACATCTGGTTTTCTAATAATTGCAATAAAAGGTAAATCTATATTACCATCATCATCAGAGAATTCCCATGTGTTCTGAAATTGAGCCCATCTTTGAATGGTTAGAATTTTTGGAATAATGGGTATGTTTTTACCATCAGAGACAACAACAAAATTTTTCTTAATAAAATCTAACATACCCCCATCTAAATCTTCGTGTAGAATAGAATCAGGTAAAAAACTATCCGATTTTGTTATTCTATCTAACAATTCTTGCCTTCTGTCCATTAATTGTTTACCTTGGTAATATTCCTTACCACCGTAAACATTAATATTATTTTTTCTTTTTGGTATTCCCATTTTATACTCCTCTAAATTCACCCTCTTTTACAGGTGCACATGTTATTGTTCTATAATGTGGTTTATAACCAAACATTTTGTGTTTATTATCTGCTGTTACTTTACCATCATTGGTAACGGTATAATATCTTACTTTGGTTTCTGATTCAGGATAACCAATATAATCACCGTATTTGATATCCACATTTAATTCTTGTAAATGTTTAATATAAACTGAAATTGTAAGGTTTCCTGGTTCGTTATATCTGATTAACCCATTTTTATAAGATGAATTTTTAGATTCGTCTATTTTTACCAAACCATTAATTTCAATAGGTGGAAAATACTTGATCTCGTCTTGGCCCACTTCACCATATATTGCGTCAGTGTCTGTTTTTGTTCTATCTACTCTATAAAGAACCAACTTCATATTTAAATCACCATGAAGATACTCTTGACCCATTTGAATATTAATATCAAAGTCATCTTGAGAAAAGAACTTGGTGAGTCTTGTGATTGGTAGTTTATTGTCCATATCCTTATAAATAGTTTAAACTAATTTATATATTCTCTTTTGACTTCAACATTTCATACCAAACCATGTCTTCTTCTATATACTGAAGGGTTTTTTTGATTTCTACTGGATATTTTTCTAAAAAAAAATTATAAGTTTCCTCTGTTGTAATAATTTTTGAAAATTGTAAATACGTGTGTTTGTTATCTTCTAATTTTATATCTAAACCACTTATTTTTTTTACAAAATCGGTTAAATTTTCGATATTGATTATTTTAAACTTATAAATTTCCCATTTTTCAAATAATTTATAATAAAATCTGGAGTTGAAATGTTCATCACCAAACTTATTATCTGAAATTCTGTTTATTATATTTTCAATACCTCTTCTATCTATATT